TCAATCAACGAAGGTTTTGCATCACAAGCAGCTGGTATTGCACCTAAGAGAACAGAAACGATCGAATCAGATCCTTTTATCTCTAGAATGCAAAAATTGGCTGGTATAAAATAAATTTAAAAAAATAAACTCCATAACAAATGGCAAACTTAGTACAATCATTATTAAATGAGTCTGCTCAGAACGCTCAACAAGCTCAGTTTACTGTAGCTCAGAAGCTTTCTAAGAAGTGGGCAAAATCTGGCCTTTTAGAAGGTCTAGAAGGAAACGATCAAGCCAATATGGCTATGATCTTAGAAAGTCAAGCTAAGCAATTAGTAGTTGAAGCATCCACTTCTGGTGGTGGTACAACAACTGGTGCTTCTTTCACAGCTGGTAACGGTGAACAATGGGCTGGTGTAGCTTTACCTTTAGTTCGTAAGATCTTCGGTCAAATCGCTGCAAAAGAGTTCGTTTCTGTTCAACCAATGAACTTACCTGCTGGTTTAGTATTCTATTTAGATTTCCAATATGGAGACACTAAAAATCCTTTCACTGCTGGTCAATCTTTATACGGTACTCAAACGGCTAACTTCGGTAACGCTGCTGCTGGTGCTTTATACGGTGCTGGTAAATTTGGATACTCTTTAAACCAATTCTCTGTATCTGGTTCTCCAGTTAGTATCACTTCAGCTTCTTTTTCTGATGTTGATTATAATTCAGATTATTCTGGTTCTATATTTTTCACAACTAACGACCCTACCGCTTCAAACGTTTTAAGAAGATTAGCTTTTGCTACTTCTTCTTTAACAAACTTTGATATCAACGCGGTTCGTTCTTTCATTGTGACAACTGGTTCTAGCGCGGCTCCTACAGCTTTCTTATCTCCAGACAAGACTTTACAAGACTTCACTAGAGTTATTGGTGGTAACATTGTCTTCATCGTATCTGGTTCTCAAGCACAATCAACTGGTTCAGTTGGTTCTACATTCAACATTCAATACGGTAAAGCTACAGACTTTAACGTAAGAGGTGACTTTGAAGATAGAACTGCTGCTCAAGGTTTCTCTGTTCCTAACGCTGCAAGTGCAACTTCAATCGTTATCCCTGAGATCAACGTTCAAATGAAGTCTCAAACAATCAGTGCTAAAACAAGAAAATTGAAAGCACAATGGACTCCGGAATTTGCTCAAGACTTAAACGCTTATCATTCTTTAGATGCTGAAGCTGAATTAACAGGTTTATTATCTGAGTACATCTCTTTAGAGATTGACTTAGAAGTATTAGACATGTTAATCCAAAATGCTCCAACAGTTGAATATTGGTCAGCTAGAGTTGGTAATACTTTAACTGCTGGTGCTGCTGCGGCTGTTAACAACACTGCTGGTTTGTATTACAACCAAATGACTTGGTTCCAAACTATTGGTATTAAGTTACAAAAAGTTTCTAATATTATCCACCAAAGAACAATGCGCGGTGGAGCTAATTTCATGGTAGTTTCTCCAGCAGTAGCTACAATCTTGGAATCAATCCCAGGATTTGCAGCTGATACTGACGGTGCAGCAGACACAATGAAATATGCTTTCGGCGTTCAAAAAGTAGGTGCTTTAAACAGCCGCTACAAAGTGTACAAGAATCCTTACATGACTGAAAACGTTATTTTGTTAGGTTTCCGTGGTACTCAGTTCTTAGAAGCTGGAGCTGTATATTCTCCATACGTTCCATTGATCATGACTCCATTAGTGTACGATCCAAATACATTTACTCCACGTAAAGGTATCATGACTCGTTACGCAATGACGATGATCCGCCCGGAATTTTATGGTTTAGTGGTAGTAGCAGATTTATCAGTAGTTTAATCTACAGTAAGATCTATATAAAAGAGCCCCAAGAAATTGGGGCTTTTTTATGTATTTTCCATAGAACTCACATATTTATAATAAAGAATTTTATGGAACATTTTATTTATCTATTCACTTTCTCTAATGGAAAGCACTACGTAGGAAGAACTAATAATTTTAAATCGAGAATGATAAAGCATCAATCTAGAGCTAATAAAAAAGCTAGACACGAACTTTATTGGGCTATAAACAAATATGGTTGGGACAATATCATTAAAGAGATTATTGATACAGCAAGTACTTTAGAAGAAGCTGTAGCAAAAGAATACGAATATATAGTTAAGTACGATAGCGTTAGAAACGGATATAATATGACCGAAAACACAAAAGTAGGAGGTTATGTTTGGATAGGAAGAGAAGATTCAGAAGAGTTTATAATGTTTAAAGAGCATATGAAAAAGGCGATGTCTGGAGAAAATAATGGAATGTACGGAAAATCTCATTCTCTAGAAAGTAAGACCAAACAAAAAGAAAAAGCAAAAGGCAGATTTTCATTACCATGGTTTATAGAAAAATATGGAGAAGAAGCGGGTAAACAAAAATACGAAGAAAGACGACAATTCCTCAAATCCAGAATAATGAAGAGATCTTTTAACGGAACATTTGCATAACTGTGATTAAGTCTTTTTTTATGCATATTTATCTAGAAAGGTATTTGAATGACTGATACGAATTCGATCTCAAAAAAGTCTCCTAAAAATCCAATTAAGTTTTTAATTCCATTAAACGAGGAGCAGAAGCAAGCCAAGTCAATAATTCTAGATAACAAAATAACTGTTCTAAAGGGACAAGCCGGATCTGGTAAGTCCATGTTAGCGGCTCAAATCGCTTTAGATCTTTTGTTTAGAAAAGATATCGAAAGAATTATTTTAACCAGACCCGCAGTTACTTCAGGAGAGGACATTGGTTTTTTGCCTGGTACAAAAGAGGACAAATTGGCTCCTTATACTGCAGCGATATACGACAACATGTATCGTCTTTACAACAAAGAAAAGATAGACAAAGAATTAATGGACGGTAAAATAGAAGTGATTCCTTTGGCTTTTATGAGAGGGCGAAACCTGAGCAACTGTTTCGTTGTAGTAGACGAAGCTCAAAATATAACCAATAGACAAATGGAACTTTTGTTGGGTAGACTGTGCGTTGGAACCAAAATGATTATTTGTGGAGACGGAGCTCAAATCGATCTTAAGGACAGAAAAATGAGCGGCTTCAATTTTATATGCACAAACTTTAAAGAGGTGCCAGGATTCGAAGTGGTAACCTTAAAGACCAACCATAGGGATCCAATAGTAGAAAATATCCTAGAAATATACAAGGCCCACGAATAGTTTTTGCTTAATCGGGTTTTACCCATTACGTAAATATTTATTTGAAAGCATTTAATGGCAAATCCAAGCATATACGACGGAACACCTATCCCAATCTCAGGTTCCACTCCCTTTGGTTACTACGATTTAGACGCTCAATTCCAGGCAGATGGACCAAAAGTAGCCAATTACTGCGCTACAAAATTGGGCTATCCTATCATGGACGTGGAATTACAGGACGTAAACATATACACCTGTTTCGAAGAAGCGGTATCAGTATACTCGGAAGAGCTTTATCAATCAAAAATCAAAGACAATTATTTAGGATTAGAAGGCGCTCCAACTCAATCTCAATTTAACAATACGGTAGTAGTTCCTTCTTTGAATTCCATAGTTACCATTGCAGATAACTACGGAGCTCAAATTGGAGTGGGAGGTACGATAGAATATTACAGCGGATCAATACCTTTGACTGCGAGTATTCAAGTTTACGACATGCAAAAATGGGCGGTAGACAATGGACATATTAGCGGAAGTGACAGAATTGTTATTCAAGAGGTTTCTTATCAAGGAAATCCAGCTGTAAATCAATACTACGATCCCTACATCGGAGGATCAATCAATTATCAAGGCGCTACAGAAAATTTTGGTTGGGCAAGTTACTCCCCAGGTTTAAACTTCACCCTATTCCCGGTTTATTGGGACATTCAAAGAATTCAAGAGATAGAAATGTCGAATCAAGTGAGAAGATCTTGGTTTTCTTTCGAAGTGGTTAATAATAAACTCACCATATTACCAAGACCGGAAACAAACGACATGATTCTTTGGATCAAGTATTCTAAGAAATCTGACTTCTCTGATCCTACAAAAAACAGTCCTTATGGAACTAATACTGGATTGGTTACAAATCCTTCGAATGTTCCTTACGGTACAATTACATATCGTCAAATAAATCAACCTGGTAAACAATGGATATTCGAATACACTCTAGCTTTGGCTTCAGAGTTATTGGGATTAATTAGAGGTAAGTATACGCAAATTCCTGCTCCAGGCGCGGAAGTTACATTGAACGGTGCCGATCTAATTTCAAAAGGCCAAGCGCAACAACAGTCTTTAAGAGAGAGACTTCGTCAAGATTTTGAAGACATGAGTCGTAGATCACAATTAGAAAGAAAACAATCAGAAAACCAATCCATCTCAAGTACTTTAACTGAAGTACCGATGATGATATATATAGGATAAATTATGGCACTATTTGGATCGAGTAGAGATATAAGTACATTTAAAGGCATGTCAAGAGAATTGTTAGAGAACGTGATATCTCAACAAATTGGCTATTACAAGTATATGTTAGAAGAGAGCACTATAAATGTGTACGGTGAAGGCGTGAATAGAAATTACATCGGACCAGTGCTAATAAATTGCTTAATAGAGAGAGGAGATTTCGATACCGTTTCAGAAGCTCAAACTATAGACGTACGAAGAGACGTTACTTTTAGATTTTTAAAAGATCATTTAATAGACGCAAATATAGTTTCAGAAATTGGAGACATAATAATGTACAACGAAATGTATTACGAAGTGGATAACGTTAACGAAAACCAATTCATACTTGGAAAGGACAACTCTTACGCGTATTCTGCAGGATTGGAGAATTTTGGAACTTCTTATTCGATATCATTAAACACGCATTATACGAGCGACGATAAGCTTGGTATTGCTAAACAACGCTTATAATGAATCAAACAGTACGACCACAGAATAGAAGAGAGTTCATGAATAAGTTGATTGTGCCTTACGATAAAAGTGAGGGCAATAAGAACAACGTATTTTCTGAACCTGCAAAATTGGGACAACCTGAAAAAAATCGTGCCAAACAGCTTAGTCTAAAAAATAGTACGGATAAGGACTTTTATATAGGAATGAAAGATTTGGTTGAGGCAGTTATGTACTACTTCGATAACGTTCTTCAACTTAGCGTTATTCAAAATAATAATAGAGTTGCAGTTCCAATACTTTACGGAAGTCCAGAAAACTGGAAGACGGTGCAAAAAGACGGATACTACAGAGATAAAGAGGGAAAGCTATTCGCTCCATTGATTATGTTTAAGAGAACTAGCACAACTCCCAACAGAGACTTGGGAAATAAATTAGACGGTAATCTAGCGCACAACTTACAATTTTTTGAAAAGGCATACAGCAGAAGAAATTACTATAGTAACTTTAATGTGTTAAATAGTAGAGCCCCAGAAAAAGAATACGTAGTTTCGGTAACTCCTGATTACGTAACTGTAGAATACGAATGCATTATTTGGACTTACACAGTTGAACAGATGGATAAACTAATAGAAGCGCTTAACTTTGCTTCTAGATCTTATTGGGGAGATCCAAATAGATTTCAATTTTACAGTCAAATAGAAGCGTTTAGCGATAGCTTAACTTACGAAGTTGGAGACGATAGGGCGGTAAAAAGCGCTTTTACTTTAACTTTGAACGGATATCTAATTCCCGATTCAATAAACAAAAGTTTGGCAAGTTCGAATATGTATTACGGAATAAGTAATGTAATATTCACTTTAGAAACTGCCACATCTACTGAGACAATGGCCGTAGCCGCTTCAACTCCAAGAAAAACTAGTCTTGCAGGCGTAGTAGCATCAGACGGACAAAACTTTGTAATCAACAACACAAATAATTATATAGGTACAGATCCAGCAATTATAACTTATTTAGCAAATCAAAAAGAAGTATTGGGAACTTATGTTTCTTCTACGACTGTTAGTTTCCCTAAAGGTTGGACTACTGCTCCATCTGGAGTTCCTGCTAATAACGCATCAAACTTTACGTTCTTTATAAATGGACAATATGTAGAGCCTGCAGCAATAGCAAGCTTTACAGATAATGGATCTTCATCTACCTTAATAATAAATGCAGCACAATTAGGTTATAGCATAGAAGCAACAGATATTATAGTTGGAGTAGGTAAATTTAATTAATAATGGCACAATTTTATAATAAACAGCTACGCTTTCCTTTATCGGGTTCCTTTACAGGATCTCTTAGTGGTTCTTTTATTGGTGTAGGATCAGGTTCTTTTAGCGGATCTTTTTTTGGAAACGGTAGCGGATTAACTAATATTTCTGCGAGCAATATCGTTGGCTTAAACCTTTCACAAATAGCAAGCGGTAGTTCTACAGCTTCTATATCTCCAAATAATGGATTCGTTGTTAATACGAGCGCTTCATTTACAGGTAGTTTGGATGTAAGTGGAAATATTACAGCTTCCAACGCGTTATTAAGAGGAACTCTAACCGCACAAACTTTAGTAGTTACAACCGTTAGCTCATCTGTTGTGTTTAGTTCAGGTAGCAACGTATTCGGTAACATCACGGCGAACACACAAACATTTACAGGATCTGTTAATATTTCTGGAAGTTTAACATTAAATGGTAGAGCTACTCTTAACGATCTTACAGGATCTTTATTTGGCACAGCTAGTTGGGCAACTAACTTCATAACTGGGTCAGTTACATCAGCATCATACGCATTCACAGCTAGCTCAGCTATTAGCTCTTCTTATGCTTTAACTGCATCATTTGCTTTAAACGGAGGAGCTAGCTTTCCTTTCACAGGATCAGCTCAAATTACAGGTAGCTTAGGAGTAACTGGATCTTTAGTAGTTTCTGCAGGCATCACTGGTTCATTATTTGGAACCTCATCTTTTTCTACAAATGCATTAACTGCTTCTTTCGTAAATCCATTAAGACAAACGGTAATCATATCAGGATCGTTAA